CTAGTGAGTGTAGTGTTCTAAAATATGGTAAGTCATCTTCTGTTAAATTAAATTTTTTAATTGCCCTGTCTCTTGCTTCATATGCAGCTTTCTGTGTAAATGCAAAGTATCCAACTTTATCAGGATCTGTTTGTTTTAAATAGTCATCTACTTTGTTTAACAATGTAGTAGTTTTACCTGTACCTGGTGGTCCTAATACAATTGTTTTCATTTTTTTGCACTCCTAATATAATGTTTTTCTAAATAATTATCATGTCCTGTACCGTGTTTTGGTTTTGGAACACCTTTTGAATTTAAACTTCTGTTTACATGTTTTAAATTTTCTACTCTGTAATCCAAAGGATTATTATCTATGTGGTGAACTAATTTAAATTTATTAGGTAATGGATTTTCTATAAAAGCGTTTGCTACTACAGTGTGTATGTATGGTTTGTGAAATATTTGTTTATTATTTTGCCAATAATCTATGTGAAATCTAGGGTATTGAGCACCAGTGGCTACTCTTATTGTTTTAATAATTTTTTTAACAGTATCTTGTATGTATGGAAACACTTCTCCTAACTCTTTCATATAAGGATTTAAACCACCAGTTTTCCATAAAATAAATCTACCTTTTTGTAAAATACTAAATTGTTTATCTGTAAATTCTGAGTCTTTTACTTCGCTTAAATCAACATAATCTATGTTTTTTACTTTTTGATTGAAGTGATTGTGTTCTGGAAATAAAAATAATTGTTCTCTTATCATAGCATTACAAATATCCAATACGAAGTTAATAAAGTTAATAATAATAAATCTGCTTCAGCAATCATTAGTATGGTGCCTCTTCTTTTAAAACTTTTTGATTGTAATCATCTTTCTTTTTGTCAAATTCATTTACAACAAACACCGATAGTTTTTCTTTACCAATTCTTTTAGAGTCACATTTACATTTTTCTTTTAACATTTGTGCTGTTCTAGAATAACCAGTGTCCCATCTTCTACGCATTAAAAATTGATGATAGAATCTATCAAAAACAAAATGATGACTACCATCTGATGTCCATACACCACCTTTTTTAAGATCATTCTTATCTGTCGATACTTGTCTATTTAAACAAAACTCTTCTAAATGATTTTGTAATTGGTCTTCTGTTCTTAGTCCTTCTGCAGGTTCTGTCACTTCTGCATTGTTTAATAATAAATTTGTAATAACTACCCAATCTTTTTCTTTTAGTGTAGGTGGTCTAAATCGTAATTGTTTCATACATGCTTCTTGAAATAAACTTTGTTGTCTAAGGTATTTAACATTTTCTAAGTATAATCTTTCTCCGTCTACGTTTAGATAATAGTAAGGGTCTTCGAGATCTATTACCTGGAGATCCGTCAACCCAGGAAACAGTATCTCCTGACCGATTCCAAACTTTCTGGTCCTACATAAAGTTTTATCACACATACTACACATAGGTTGATCATTACACTTATAGCCCCATTCTTTTTTATCGTGTTGGTTTACAATTATTTGTACTTCTGAATCTGACAACGGGTTTTCCATTGCAGTTGCATTAAATAATATTAATTTAGATTTCCATTCACTAGGCCATTTTTGTTTTGCATATACACCATAGTGAAACAATGCATTGTTTCTACCACCTTCACCTATTTTATTTATGGCTAATGTTTCAATACAAGGTGGAGCATCATTATATTCTGATTTAGGTCTTTCTACAGTTATACTGTCAACACTTTTTTGTTTTTTATTTTCATATAACAAATAAAAACCATCTAGATTAACAGCTTCACCTCTATCATTAAAGGCATATCTTGTTGTTTTGTTATAATTAAAGTATGGTAAATTTAAAAAATTTCCTGTATCATCTTGCGATTTTAATTCTGTTTGTTTAGGAAAAACTTCTGATCCACCATATCCTAATACAGCTTTTATTTCTGTAAGTTTATCTTGCATTGATCGTGCTGACACATAATTTTCTGTAAATAAAAATACGTGTGCACCACCAGACTTAGATCTAAATACTATTAATGGTAAATTTAATTTTTCTATTTTTTTAATTAATTCTAAATGATCAAACCCTGCGTATGAATCTATATCAATACAACCCCACTTGCATTTGTTGTCATCGTTAATAGGTATAACACCTAAACTTTCTGTGCCTTCTAAATGTTGTTGCCAAAGTAAATCTGTAACAGGTTCTCTTTTAACAAAAGATTTACCTTTTACCTTTGTACCGTTGCCATTTGATTCACCAACTTTAGTGACACCATGCGCACGTTCTAATCCTGTAAATATTTGTTTAAACTTCTCTATCATAATACATTTTTGTCTTGGGCGTTTTCACTCTCGCTTCCACGCCCAATCCTAGGAACTAACTTTCGTTAGTGATTAATTAGTATGGTTGTTTTGAGTCTGCCTCATCATTACCATGCTTCGCCTCAACTTCACCTTTACCTACACGTTCTGCAAAAGTTTTCGCAATGTCATAGACACCTTTGTCTGTAACTGGTCCTACTTTTGCCACGTCCCATCCAAACCATGTTCCTTTGTCGTTAGACATCTGAACAGTCTTTAGACTGTAAATGTGACTATATGTTGGCGGAGTAAACAAACCGTTTTTACCCTGCATTTTGATACCCATCATCATTGAGTTCCATTTTCTACTCACTTTTAATTGAGTAGCTTTCATAGAAAGCAATGCTGTTTGTGGGCTGTCACCTAAAAGAATCACAAAGTGATCAGCAGTGTTTTCAAGATAATTACCATTTGGTAATCTGTCTTTGAAATCTTTACCTCTAGTCGTTTGACTAATGATATCGCTACCTGCTTCGTGTATGGCAACCGGTGCACCAGTGCTGGTACCTCTGTCTTGCCACTCAATGTATTTTCTTTTGTAGAAAACCGGCACAACATTTATATTGTTGTACAGTTCATTGGTAACAGTATTGATTATTTTGCCGGGTTCTGCGCCCTCGACATATTTACCATCTCTTTTGTTAACCTCCGGAGATAGTTGTCCCAAAACTTTTAAGAAAGGTAACGCTAAATCTTCTTGAGCGATGTTTTGAGAACCTTTGTTTGCATCAGCTTCAAACATATTGACTGCTAATGCGCCTTCTTTTTTTTCTGCTACTTGGTTCATTGTTATTGTTTCCTTTTTATTGTTGTTTTATTTTCAGTATATACACCGAAAATTTCCGTTGGCATGTCTTTACCTGCCTCGATACGCTCACGGACTAGCGCTTTCAGAGTCATGGGCTCAACCTTCATTTTTCGTGAAGGTTCTAACCCTTGACTCTTCGCAAGGTCAACGTAGCTCGCTGCCTTGTTATCTTCGTCTTTACCAAATGATACCGAGATCTCATTTTTAATGATATCACCCAGTCCATTATTACGAAGCCAGTTATACGCCGCTTCTTTGTTAGCTTCACTTATGTGAGCTTTGTACGACGTAGCTACTTTAAGATGTGATCCATCTTGTAGCTTTAATTCTGATAAACCCATTTCTGTCATCATAGTTGGTATGACTTCTCCAGAAATACGTTCAATATCTTTTTTTGTATTCTTTATATTATCTTCTTGTAGTTGTAGTCTTGTATTTAAAGACTCTAACTTTTCAACTTGATCTGCAAGAGACTGAATGTTGTCAGTTTTTTTCATTGCATCTTGTTGGTCTTGTTCAAAATCAATCATCAATTTCTCCTTTCTCGTATAAATTAATTGATATAGGATAATATTTTCTTTCTTGCTTATCCCATTTTAACAAATTGTATTTACCATTAGTAATATCAGAAACTATAGAACATGCTACACCTATTAATGCAGGGTCTCCTGTTAACAATAAATGATCTCCTTCTTTAAAATCTTTTAAACCTTGTCTTAATTTATAAATTAAAGGACCAGGAGAAAAAATCATTTGTGAAAACTCAGGCAATAAAAAAACAAAATCACCATACTCTTTTGCACCGATAATATTTATTTTAGGAGTGCCTGCTTGGCTTCCTGCAATGTGTTGTATTACATATACTTTATTTTCTTTCATGCCTTGACATATAGTGCATGATGAATTATATGTCAACCCATAGAAAGAAAAAAGATTATGAGTATCAAATATAAATTTAAAATGAAACCATACGCACATCAATTAACTGCGTTGGAAAAATCTTGGAACAAAGAAAGCTACGCGTATTTTATGGAAATGGGTACGGGTAAAACAAAAGTGTTAATTGATAACATGTCAATGTTATATGACAAAGGTAAAGTTAATGGTGCATTAATTATTGCACCGAAAGGTGTAGTAAAAACTTGGTATGAACAAGAACTACCAACTCACTTACCAAACCATGTCGAAAATGTGACTGTATTGTGGCAACCAAACATTACAAAAAAACAACAAGAAAAATTAGAAACATTGTATGAAGTAGAAACTGCATTACATATTTTAATTATGAATGTAGAAGCTTTGTCAACTGCAAAAGGTGTAGAGTTTGCTTATAAATTTATTAATTGTCATAATACAATAATGGCTATTGATGAATCTACTACTATTAAAAATCCTGGTGCTAAACGTACTAAAAATATTATTAAACTAGGAGAAAAAACAAAATACCGAAGAATAATGACAGGGTCTCCTGTTACTAAAAACCCATTAGATTTATATAGTCAATGTGAATTTTTAAGTCCATGGTTATTAGATTTTACATCTTATTATGCATTTAGAAATAGATACGCAGAAATGAAAACTTTACA